GCTTCTTTAGGGTTAGTAAACACCCATACTAATAATTCACCTAATTTACTAAATACATCTTGGATTTTACCAGTAATAATACCTAGAGCTTCCATTGCTATGGCTAGCTTACGTGAACCCTCTTCAGAATTCTTAAAATATGCAAATAGTGATGTAAGTGCGATTAGCAAGGCTCCAAGACCAGTTGCCATGATAGCACCTTTAAGTCCTTTGAATCCTGCTGTTGCTCCTTTAATACCAGCTTTCATATCTGCGAAAGCCTGCTTACCTTTTGCAAGTATTGAGTTTTCTTCTGCTACCTTCTTGGTTTCTTTACCAAGATTCTTCATCTCTTTCTGTAGTTCTTCTACAGATTTGACTTCTTTTTCAATACCATCAATGGTAAATGTAATTTTAACTTCTTCTTGTGCCATATCTACTTAGAAATATAATTGTTGTCCATTCTGAATTAACTGAACATCATCAGCGTATCTTTCAGGGTTTGCGATTCGTTTTGCACATGGTAATTCCCACTGTAACCAATAGATACCTTCTTGCCATCTACCTGGTCGACCATTTGAATCCTTTCTAGGATTACCTCTAGGTTTTAATCTATCTTTAGATTTACCAATTGGTACCATCTTTGCAGGATCTCCCATTCTATAAGTTTCATATGTTTCACCACGATACATTATATCCCATGGTCCGTATTGTTCTATACCTGTCATGAGTTCTAGCACCTTAGGTGGATCGTAGGGACCTACTAGGACTGCATCTATGTCGTTATCACTATGACCTCCTGTTAAACTACCTACTAAGTATAAGTCGTAACCAGTCCAATCTAAATTAAAGATTGGCTGGTATGCTTGTTGAAATTCTTCGTCTCCTAATATCATATTATTCTTTGTTGATTATGTTGTTGCAACAAATATGTATGGTGTGTTAGTACCAATTGATTGTATTAAACTTTCGTATCCATTTGTGTTTCCACAGAAGCAATTGTCAAATGGTATTCTCAGTGCATCGCCTAAGCTATTAGCGTCATAATACCAATCACTTTGATTACATGTATTATCTTGATCCATTTGAACTAAGGTACCGTTAGCAGTTCCGTATTGTGACTGTAATGAAGCCCAATTTCCATCATATACATACCAACCATCAGTAGGTTCTGCAGGTGAATTACCAGAGTTAACTCTAATAACTACTACGTCAATACTATCTCCAACTGATTCTCCTTGACATAATCCACCAACTTGATATTCTCTAATGTATGAGATATCTGCTGTAGGAATTACTACTTGACAACTAACTAAGACTGATGTTAAATTAGTTGAACAACCATTATTATCTGTAACAGTAAACGAATATGTTGCACTTGCTAAGCCAGTTCTTGTAAATGATGTACTACCATCAGTCCATAAGATTGAATAAGGTGCAGTACCGCCTGAAGCTGTAATAGTTACTGCTCCATCTGAAGTATAACAATTAGTAGGTTCTGTAACGTTGGCAGTTGAACTTAATTCACTAGCACTAGACTGTGGAATTACAATAGTATCTGTAGCTGTGCTTCCAACGTTATCTGTTATTGTAATACTATAAGTACCTGGTGTTATGTTATCTATTAAACCAGGATTAATGTTAAATGTACCACTGTCACCTGAACTACTTGACCAGCTAACTGGGAATTGAGGTAGAGGTGCACTAAACACATAAGTTATTTGTCCATCATTTCCATTGAAACATAGAGGACCAGCAGGAGTAGCAGTATAGTTAAGTGTTACATTCGATACTGGTGTTGCTACATAGTCTAATAGTTTAATTAATTGAACTTTAACAGGACCTGTAATTCCTATCTGTGCATCGTTAATCTTTTCAGGTCTATAATACGTACCATCTACAAAGATAACATCATCAAATGAGAATGTTTGTAGGTCTACATTGTTTAATGCAAAGTAAGCTGTAATTCTTCTAGCGTTCTTATCATATAATGAATTAATATAACCACTCCAATATGTATTGTATAAGCTTTTTTGAGTAATTAAACCATTGTAACCACCTACATTAGTACCCCAATAAGGTACATCTACATTCCAGTTTAATACTTCTGAATCTACAGTCATCGGCCATTGGTCATAGTAACTAACTAGAGGGTAATAGTCTAAACCATTTCCACCACTTGGCATACCAACCATATACCAATGACTAGCATTAGTTAAGATCTGTTGTAGTCCATCATAGAATAAGAATCTTGTTTTAGGCTTAATAGGTAAATGCTCTATATCGTTATTAGTAGAAATAGATCGTGTCGTTAATTGCGGTATAATGAATCTAGACGTATCGCCTGCTGCTTCTATTTGTGTTAGGGGTGTTGGAGCCCAATTAGTCTCTATGTTTCTAGTACCTTTAAGTAATTCATTACCACTATCAAACTGTAAATAACCAAATGTATTCTTATAGGCTTGTTTGTGATATGTATTAATGAAGTCACCATCTTCTTTGTGTTTAAATTCTATTTGATCTGATTGTGTATTAAATAGTGGTTCAATAACAAAGTCCTTATCTCTGATTAACTTATCGGACCAATCGTAGAGGTCACCAGATGCAACGTAATCAACAAAGGGTTCAATGATGAAGTTTCTACTATCTGCAGGATCCGGACTCATTACAAGTCTAAATGTAGTTAGTAAATCTTTAATGAATTCTATTTGCTTATACTCACAATCTAAACTTGCAGTAGGTAGCGAGGCTCCTGGTGCAGAGACCGTTTCAAAGCGTGAAAGATTAACTTGTGCTTGACTAATTTGAGTTTGAGTTTCTAATTTTAAATGGACTTGATCACCTGCATTTAAACTAATAATACCTTGTACTGTAAGAAGTATAGGTGTATTAATACCACCACTACTATATGAACCTGTAGCGTATACTGTACTTCCTATACTATTAGTTAATAAGAGTCTACCTGCTACTGGTGTTCCTGTTTGTGGATTATCATAGTAATCAAACCAACCAAGATATTGTGCATTTCCTTGAAAAATATAACTACCGGTAACTGGTGCTACGTAATAACTAGCACTTGTTGTATATTGATAGTTCTTACCATCAGTTGTAAATGTATTACCACTTGAAGGATCGGCAACAGAGTCATTAACTATAACATCATTAACCTGGCTACCTTGCATTTGCTGTGTAGTAGTATCATTGGCTAGCATTATATTATTACTATTAGAATCTAAATCTAAATTAACTCTGGATTCATTACCGAATGCACTTACATATAGTTGTTTGAATGTATCACTATCAAAGAATACTGATGTAAAGGTATAACCTGCATTAGAGAATATTTCATCTACTAATCTTTTAGCTCTAATCATAGGTTTAAACCTATCTAAGTCTAAAGACTTTAGTGTATTACTCGCAGGTCCTTGTGTAAAGTTGTGAGTTCCTTGAGTTGATATTCTGGCTTCTTGTACAACACCATTATCATCGTAAGTATTACCAAAGTCTATAAGTGGATATAATACATCTCCATTCTTAAGACCATCTGTTAAAGTAGGTGTTTGACTAATGAAGTCTTCTGTTATAGGATCCCACTTTTTTGTAGATGGATAAGCTCCCCATGAACTAGCAAGCTCCTGGAAGCTTACAGTATGTGATAGATCTGTAATATTAAGGCTACACATAGTAGCATCTCCAATGGCACTAGAGAAGTCTCTAGTTTCACCTAAGAATATAATCTCATAGTCTATCTTATCTTGCGCACCATTAACAAAGATACGTTGTAATCTAATGTGTCCTTGTCTAAACTCTGCACCATCTACTATGATCTCTGCAGGTTTTTTAATAGTAACATCATAATCAATACCGTCAACTAAGAAGGCATTCTTAAAGAATATGTTATTAGCACTAGTCGCAGGAACTCTAAGTGTTCTAGAGAATACTGACTTGGCCTCTGCATTAGTTATATCTTCTACTGATAGGTTTAATTTAATAGGCTCAGTCTCGTAGAGATCTAACCAATGTTGACTACCCTTAAGTGAATCATCATATACTTTAAGTTGAATCATATTATCCTCTTTGTGATTTTACGTTATTAGCTAATTTAAACTTAATTTCGTATTGGAACAGTTTATCTTTTTTGTATGACTTCTCGGTCCATGATGCACTTGTTACATTACAACCAAAGAAGTATGCTTCGTACGCCGGAGGACCATTTAGTCCTAAACGTACTCTAACATCTGGTGAGTTAAACAGGCCTTCTAAGTAGTCTGCATCTTCATCTGACATATAACCAGTCTCTGCTGTGAAAGTCTCTTGGATCTCTTGTGAGTATGTTGTATAACCGCGTGCACCTGTTGATGTAGCATAACTACTACTATTAGCGTCCCATGTATTGGCTAAGTAGTTATTAGCTCTTCTCTTTGTACTTCTTACATTCTTTTTAGTAAATGTGTAGTAGTCTCTAAAACCAAATGAGTTTAACCAAGAGAACTGTATGCGATCATAGTCTAAACACTGTGTTGGATTAACTACTGCACCACGTCCATAAATTCTGTACATTTGTACCCAATGTAATGATTCATCAGCGTAACCTGTAAATGAGGCTAGACAAGTACCAGGTGTATATGCTACTGTTTGTACGTAGTAGTATGCAACGGCAGGATCTAGTGTAAAGTTAGCAGTTGCTAGAGGTGTTGTATAATATGTAAAGTTATTTAAGTTTTGTGGTCCGAAGCCTCCTGTAATTACTAATGTATTATCTTGTGGTTGGTTACCATCTCCGTAGTTAACATTAGGTCCACCGCCATTAGCTACAATATTAGGTATAATAATATCATCTACTAGTGAGCCATCTGATTCGTATGTTGTAATTCTAAATCCTTCAATACCTTGTGCGTTTGCAGGGGGACTAGGTAAGCCACCTGTATAATTTTTATTAAAGTAACTCACAGTATGTAAGTCATCTTGGAATACATCGTGTATTTGTATCTTAGTATTAATACCAATTGAACTAGGAGCTGCTACGCCCATTAATGTTAGTTCACTACCTCTAATAAATGATACATCATCAGTTAACGGTTGGCCATTACTGTATATGTTAGTACATGGAGGATTAGAGTCATCTCCATTTAGCGCAGCTTGATATGGTCCTTCTGCCCATGATAAATCATACCATGGTTTCTTACCACCTATTACTTCATAGGGTCCATAACTTGTAGCTTTAAGATCTACAACACCTCCAGTTTCATCTCCGATACGTAAAATATATCTTTCGACCTCTTCAACTGATTGTTGTAAGTTAGCTGGACTGGCATTACCAAGACCAATCATTTCTGTATTAATAGGTGATACATGCACGTAGGTCTGTAAGATATTCTGTATATCAAAGATAGCCTTACCCTCTGAGTTAGCTGTTTGTCTAATATCAGCCAAGATGTTGCCACCTACTGTTCTAACTTGTAGTACAAATTTGTTTGCACCACTAGTTAAATTACTTAAGGTAACTGGATTAGGACCATAAGCTAAGTTATAGTCTCCAGGAGATTGTGATAATGTTACTGTTGAAGCCATATTAAAATTCTGTTGTTAGTTGTTGCGCCACGCCATCTGCTATCGCTCCGGCTATTATGTCTACATCGAAGAATGGTTGTGGCTTTAGTCCCATCTTATATATTTGCTTTCGTGCACCGAAACTTAGACTACCGCCAATCATCTCGAAGTCACCAGAGAATCCAAAGCGACTACCTGCAGTGGGTTGCATTACACCATAACTCGGTACCTCACGCGCTGGGGCGTTCTGCATGCCATCTACTCCATAGTTCTGAAAGATACCATAGTACATCATCTCAATGCTAAGAGAGTCTTGCTCTATAACTGCCTTGATAGATTGTCTAAGTGCTCCCGAGTCTACAGGTGCATCCTGTTTTATTTGGTCTACTAGCCTACCACCTATTTGTGTAAGTATCGGACTAAGGTTCTGCATTGTTTCCCCAAAGTCACCGAGTGCTGATTCGAATTCGTCTACTGTCATGTTGTTCTAGTTATTGTTATGAATCTAGCACTAGGTACTATAGCACCTCCACTAACGTTTACAGCTAGTGGGGCTTGCATATTAATTGGATAAACGCTTTTCGGAATACTATTTGTATTCTCATACGTACCTTTTACTCGTACTGTAAATATACCTGGTGTAGTAGGTACATTACCCACATAATTAAGAGGCACACCAATACCGTCAACAATCTCAGAAATTTGCCATTGGGGTAAGAATGTAGTACCTGAGAATGCATTAGCACCCCAATCTATTGTAATCTGTGCTTCGACAGTTAGTAGTTCACCAGGCATTACCCATAGCTCTGAGTATATACCGGTAAAAAGTTCTTTAATATTAGCACCTTCAAGGGAAACTAGAGGTTCTAAGTTAAAGAAATCAACATTACTCCAAAAGGTATCATACTGTGGATAGTTAGGATCTAAGGCCTTCTTAACTACTAGGCCAGTCCATGAGTGCATTGCCATATAGGCTAATTCGTTCATTGGCTCCTTTGAGTCTGCCATCCACTCTATGTTATACCCATTGTCATCTCCGTATGCTACACCGGTTTGCTTATTACCCGAGTTAGTAAATGCAGGTCTCTGTTGACCTATTATGAATGCCTTACCAGCGTAACTTCTAGTAGGTGTGTGATGGTCTAACTCTATACCAATTAACATATTGTTTTGTGCGGCTTGTGCTGCAACCCAGTTTTGTAATGACTGTGTATTGTTATATATACTCGGTGTGGCTGTAGTAGGTATAAAAAACTTAAGCGACTGGTTAAACCCTAAGATATTACCAGTACCACCTACATTGTAAGTCTCTGTTAGATTACCCATGCTATTGTCAGCTTCTACCCAATACCATGGTAGGTTAAAGGTAGGGCTCAGAGCTCTGTACACTCTAACTATAACACCGTTAGCATCCTTCTCGAATACTAGGTCATCATACCATGTTGTGTAGTGTATACCTGTAATACCTCCTACTTGGTCATTACAACCTGTGCTAATTCCTGATGTTATATTACAACTCATAGATCTTTATGTCTGTGTTTATGAATTCCATTTGTGACTCGTCCGCTGGGACTGTATCACCTCTGAGCGACCATAATAAGGCTTCTTGGTAATTACCTGTCAGTACTTGGCCTGTGAATTTGTATGTCGCCTTCCATTCAAACTGTGTAGTAGTTGTTTGACCCTCTGGCCATGTAGTATCACTAACCGGTCTATCAACAGTACTAGATGGGAATGGTGGTATCTGTATACTTACAAGTGTACCTTTTAGATTAGGTGTAAGCGGGATTGGCTTAGACTCTAAGGCTCTTGCGGTACCAGTTACTTCTACCCTATACGACTTAGCCGATTCCTTTAAGTAGACTGCTGTATAGAATCTGTCAGGGTCAGTATTAGGGTACCATAGTCCTTGTGGATCGTACGTAGGCTGTTGTGTTCCAATAGTTTGACCAATAGGATCTGGCTCGATAGTTTGACCAGGTACAAAACTATAGTTGACTAACTCTGTACCTGCAATCGGTGTGATACAATCATTAAGTGCTAACGGCAATTCCATCTCTAGGGTTGCTGTCATGCCCGCTACTGTATCTTGGAACCTCTCTTTAAATGGTGTTAGGTTTACGTTTAGAGTTAAGTCAAAGTCCTGATATGGCTTACCGAATCTTAAGTTAGCCAGTATATCATCGATGTACTGTTGGCAATCCGACTGTACCTTTAAGTAGTCTGCAAACCCATTGGTCGGGTCCTCTTGTGCTATGTCCATTACTATGAGGTTAAACCTGTAAGTAACTGTCTGGCCTGTTCTAGTGGACTGTGTTGGATTAAGGAATGCGTATGGGTAGTTAACACGAGTACCCTCATCTACAGTCTTAATGTCTGTGAGTGCACCGTACCCAAAGTCTTGTAGGATATAGTGTCGATCGACCGTACTCTTAATACTATCTACGAGTTCTTTGTAAGTCATAATGTCTTCTTTGTTTTAATTTCTGTTCGTTCTCTTCCATAACCTTTTCCTTTTGTAAGGCCATGAAGTTTAGTACTTTCTTGAGAGGTTGCTCTGTGACCTCATCTATATGTAATATATTATCTTGTGCTAATGATACAATTACTTTGTACCATGAGCGGGCTATCGTTAGTTTGTCCTTGATCTCAGTGTCGCCATTGATCTCTGCTTCATCTAGGTCTTTATCAGTAAGTCCGAATAGTACCTTATATTGTCTATAAGTGAATGTACGGAATTGTGCAAACTTATCTATGGCCCACATAGCCTCGTCAGCCCACTTGGCATCCGGTGCTATTAACTGTTGTATATCTAAGAAGTGTTTGTCTAATCCAAGACTTAGGTATACATCTAGATCTACGAATTGGCCGAATGTTAGTGACTCTAGGTCCAGTGTCTTACACTCCTGTCTATCATTCATTGACTTGACAATCATTGCAATTGCCAGGGTCATTGCCTCTTCGTTCGCCTTACTCAATAAGGCTATTGGTGCGCCAGTTAATTGTGACACTATCATTGGATAGTATTTAGGATCTTCCCAGTCAAACTGTAGTGC